ACCACATCAGAGAGAATGGTAGGCATTGCTTATTTCCTTAATGAGCTGCCGACTGCGCTTTCAGGCGCTCGTATTCGGCGGGATTGTTACGGCGGAGCTCTACTCGCTCCATGCCACTTAGTTGGTTGAAACTCTTTGCGGCCCCGCCGCTCTTGCTACCACCAGCCCCGCCGCCGGTAGCTCTCGATCCAGCAATCAGAGGTGCCAATGCCGGATCATTCATAACTTCTGTTCGGTACTCAGCCACCGTTAGAGCAGTGGGACGGCCTTCGTGGTCGAGCACTACTACGGCTGGCTTGCCGTCTCGGATTTCCATGCTCAGACGTGGAGCAATAAGCCGCTCCAGAACGCCTGCGCTGCCCTGTACGGCGAGTTCGCCCGCAATGGATGCGGCAGTAGCGCCTACGGTCAGCTTTTGAATCTGGGCCTGTAGAGAAGCAAGCGTCTGCTCCTTGTCGGTCAGCGCCTTTGTGTACTTCTCTTCCCAGGACTTCTGGAGGGCATCGACATCGCCTGTCTTACGGGCATGTTCCTCGGCTGCGCGCTTGGCTGCCTCTTCGGCCTCCTGACGCTTCTTGGCCTCGGCCTTCTTCTCAGCCAGTAGTTCTTCCACCTTGGCCTTAAGCCCGGTGACGTCCTCATTAGGCTGTGACGACGGAACACCATCGATTTGGAGGTAGTACTTACCGTCCTTCTCGACATAAAGCGGGATGAGCGAAGCCTCCAGCCCTTCAAGGCTGTCCAGTACAAATTTGAGCATTGGAGATGTCTCCCAGAGACGATGTGTAGGCCCTGCCTACGGATATAAAAAAGCCCCGGAGGTCCGAGGCTTGGATTTACTGCATGTGATCTAAGGCCATCCGAATATACGGCTTGACGACTTCTTTAAGCGCGTCATGGCCTGAATCGTTCGGATGCACGTTGTCGCCGGTAAGCCCAACCTTGATCTGATCCTGTCCGGCTGCGTCTCGCGTGCCAGTAATGGCGGCGGCGTAACCCTTCATGACGATCCCGTTCACCACCCCAGGCAGGAACTTGGCGTTGTAGTCACGGCGGATCTGATCATTTGCACCGACATTGCGGTAACTCGTATTCACCGGTGTTGCTTCCGGGAAGAAGATCAGCGGCTTCATGTTGCGCTGTTGCAGTGCCGCGTATACCCGACCTAAAGAGGCCTTGTATCGGCGCTGGGCGGCAACTGTCATGCCTGTATTGGCTGCCACATCGTTACCCGACCAGGGCGAGTAACTGAGGATCGTAGGCCTAACCCGGTCGATATGGTCTTCAATCATCCGGCTATATACGTCAGGTGCCTGAGCATGTAGCCCAGCGTTGAAGTATTCGATTGGCTTTTCAGGCGCGCTCAGCTCATAGCAGGCACGTTGAATGGCGCCGTAGTCCCGGACGTTTCCGCCCAGACCTTCCTGAATACTGTCGCCCATGATCATGACCTGATGACCACGCTTGGTAGTCATGTACTGGATCGCTGGAACGACTGCCTTGGTGTCGCCACCAGAGGTCACGATGTTGTTCTGGGTGAAGCTCGTCTTGGTCGTAACGCCTAGAACCTCTTGGTTCGTGCTGCGGTAGATCCGTGGTGCCGATGAGCCACGCCAGAAGTAGAGATCGTTGTATGGTGTTGTCAGAGTGGAACCTGCTGGATACTCGATACGAACCATCACCAGCGGACGACCAGATGCTGAATCAGTTCTGGGCATACTGGGCAGGTAGATCATGTCCGAGTAAGTCAGGCTGTATCGCTCCTCAGCAATCCGTGCAGGCAGATCAATCGATGCGGCGCCGTTATTCCAGGTGACATCGATCCACTCACTGGCTTCAGGATTGGTAAAGACCTGAAAGTCAGCGGCCGGTACAGACCCAGCTACGCCAACGCAGGCTTTAACGCCCGTTACAGCAGCGGTATGGATATTCGGGATTCCGATACGAAAGCCCAGGAACTCAGCCTCAAGCTCAATCACCATATTGAATGTGATCGCATTGGCTGCGGCTTGAGGCTTCATCCGGCCAAACAGGTGCTTTGTAAATACGCTTGTTCCAGTAGTCAGGAACGATTCCAGCTGATTGCGCTTATCCTGCTCCTCGTAATAAGCAGCCATAGCGTGTGGGAACGGCTTTCTTGCCATGTTTTTCTTCCGTTGTGGGCAATAAAAAACCCGCCGAAGCGGGTTCTATTGAATGATTTGTTTTATCGAAGCGGTAAAGAAAACTGAACAGAATTCTTCTTTCGCCACACCCAGTCAGTTCTTGTATGGCAGGAACGACAAAGCGCTTCCAGGTTGGAAATTCTATTAGCCTCTGTCTTTCTCTTAAATTGATGAAAAGGAATCTTATGGTTAACGTCGAGACGACGCCCATTATCAAGCTGAGTCTTTCCACAGCGCTCACAGCAGCGTCCGGCTTTTTCACGCACCTGCTCAGCTATATCTAGCCATTCGTGGCCTCGAAAACCTTCCCGGTGAGATCCGCCTTGCCAGTTCGGGTGCCCATCTCTACTGAAACGTATGGATATACTTAGTCGCCGCTCTTCAGTAATTGGATAGGCGGAGCGATGACATTCACTACTGCACGTTGTATTGCTTGAGTGCGCGTAAAAGGCCCTTGCCTTGCTATCCCACCTCACCGGTGTAAAGAGTACACCGCACGCTTTACAGTTGATGCCAGCTGCAACTCTCCGCTTTGCATCGCAACTTGGCATGCAGAACGGGATAAAAGATGAACTATACGCAGTGCAATAACGTTTGGTACGTGAATGAATTCGAATTGGTGTAAAAGCTACGCCACACCCCCTACATTGCATATGCAAGGGTCTTCTAGCATCCACCATGCACGGCTTTGAGCAATACTTTGCTTTTGACCTAGCGGAAAACTCCTTACCGCAACCAGCGCACTCTCTCTTATTGCGATCAATCGACTTGCGTGTCCTCATTTCAGAGGCGCAAGCCATAGAACAGGCGATTCTTTTGGGATTCTTTGTCAGCTGCTTTGCCGTCAGCTGTTTGCTGCAAACTGGGCAGGCACGTAGAATGACATCAGCCATAACGACCTCTCATACAGGTTGGCTTGGTTAGAGGCGGCAGCGTGTTGGTAGCACCTGCCGCTTCGTTATTCTACCTCAATCCAGACCTGCACGGGCAAAAGCCAAAGGCTCTAACACCTTTAATTCCGCTAGGGTTAATGGCTGAAAATTCCTATCCAGCTGCAGCTCGGAAAATCGCTCGGCACTCAATCCGCCGTCAATAAACAGCTTTGCTCGTGACTTGCCTAAAGCCTGCTCAATAAACTCTCTTGGCTGTTTTTTAAGCCATGAATAGTATGTTTCGCTGGCACTGACTTGCTTACCGCCGTCAGCACCCTTAGAGGACCTTGTAGCGCCTTGGCTAAACAGCTTGGAAAACTTGGTGATCGGAACAGTAGTAGTCCGACAGCGAACGTGAAAAGGCGGCCTTGGCCCTGAGTCAACAGGAAATATCCTTCCATCCATAGATCTGCATATTTGCGTTGTGGATGAGTCCAAGGTTGCAACGATTTCTATTCCAGTAACTACGTCGCTGTTCGCCTTCAAAGTCTCATTACGAGCCTGCTGGGCCACATGCTGAATAGACGTCCTGACCACTGCATCTGCATTCCTATTAGTGATATCAAGAATGCCATCTTTATAATTCAAGGCTTTGGTGCCTCGGATAGCCTGGATGATCTGCGTGGTCGTCTGGCCCTCGAAGAAGCCCTGCCGTATCGCGCCTACCACCCGTTGCCGTTCGGTCTGCGTCCATCCTTCGATGAAGCTAGCCAATAGCTTGCCGCCATCCGTACCGCGCACCGATAAAGGGTTGGTCGTGATAGCCGCCTTGATCGCTGCAAGGCTCGGAAGCACTGCCTCAAACGTCACCGCCGCCTCTACGCTTGCCGTAGCCACTGCCGCCGCGTTGTTCAGGCTGGAGGCCTCGAACTGCGCTTCGTAGACCGCAAGGTCAACCAAATCAAGCTGAAGCTGGTCAGTGAAGCGGGAGAATATAGCCAGCAGCAGACTGTCGATCTGGTCTAGCAGCTTCTCCTGGCGCTTGCGGTTGTACTCTGTGATGTCTGGATCGCTCAGCTTCTCTCTGATCTTGCGGTCAAGCTCCTTCAGGAATGGGGCAAACTTGGCGAC